TCAAACAATATTGATAGTTTCTAATTTATTCATCATATCTTTATCCATTTGTTCAGTAACATGACTGTAAATCTGTAGGGTAGTCTTATGATCTGTATGACCTACACGATCCATAATTGCACGCAATGATATGCCTAATTGTGATAATAATGATATGTGACTATGACGCATAGTATGGCTGGTTATATGCTTTTCAATACCTACATTCTTTGCAGCAATTTGTATATTTCTATTGATTGATGTAAGTGATAGAGGGTTTCCTCTATGGTTAGTAAATATAAAATCTCTATCTACATACATTTTTTCCCACTGAACTGCTTTCTTATTCTCTAACATAACTTTACGTAAAATATCACAACTTCGAGTAGTCAGAGAGATAGTACGATAAGATGAAGCTGTTTTTGTAGTATCTTTAAAACCGACGTTGTTACGTTCTTTACGCCAATGTATAGTGCCATCAATGATAAGTTTTTTGTTTTTGAAATCAATGTTTTCTGGTTGTATTGCTAAAAGTTCGCCTATACGCATACCATTTAATACTTGAAATTCAATGATATAAGCAGTAAATAAATACGATCTTTTCATATAACTAGCACGCTTATTATTTGCTATACGTTTTAACTCTTCGGCGATAAGGTGAACTTCATTCATTTCTAAATAGTTCTCACGTTTTGCTTTAACTTCTTCTATTGTAGTCGCTTTTTTAGGTACTATTACATCATCTATGTAAGATATATCAGTAATGTTATATTTCTTTTGTGTATAGCGTATTATATTTTTTATAATACTCAAATCATCTTTAACCACTTTATGACTTAATCCTTCTGTTAATGAAGAATTAATTAAGTCTTGTAAAACATCAGCATTCATATTTTGAACGAGTATATTTTTATCAATATTTCTTTTTATATGTGCTATTTTATAACTCTTCGTTGTAACGGTAGATTGTTTAGATCCAGATGTTAATTTGTATTTTTCAAACCACTCATCGCATGCAGCATGGAAAGTTAGTGACTTAAGTGTAGTAGGTGTCTTATCGTTCAACTTTGCCTCTATACGCTCATTTAAGCGTTTCTGAGCCTCTTTCTGTGACTGCTTACCATTCTTATTAAGTACCACGCTAACACGTCGCCATTTGTTTGTGAGTGGATCTTTGTACTTCTCATAATAGCGATATTGTACATCACCATGTTTGTTAGTAAATTTCTCATGCCACATGTGTAAAAGTCTCCTTTGTTTAATTACTCATCATCTTCTAATAAATTTGTTACATTAACCGTTATTTCTTTTGTAGTAGGGTTAATGCTTACGTCCTCTCCATAGCCTAATGATTTTACTTGAATAGTATCGTTTACTAATTTTAATGCTATTTCAACATGTTGATAATCTTGCAAAATTAACAAAGTATCTTCATTTGTCACAACATCATGTGAGCCTTTCCCGTTAATAGTAACTTTCCAATCATTAAAGTTCATTCTACATTTCTCCTTTGTTATATTATTTTATTATTTATCTTTAAGTGATTGAATATTGTTGTGAATAGCAAACATTTTTAATTGCTTTTTATTTAACATAGATTCTTTTTTGAAATCATTAAAATCTTTTTGAAGTTGTTCTATATCTTCACTTAAATCGACCTGTTCTTGCGATAATTTAGTAACTAAAAATGAATTAATGATTTCATTTATCATGTTTTTATCATATTCATTTAACATTACACCGTTATAAAATTTTTGATTTTCATTATCTTTAAGATGAAATGCTATATCGTTTATAGGTTTTTCTAAATTAACAGAGTGTTTCTCTTTTTCGTCATCCTCATATACGAATATATTCTTATTTTTATTTCTTTCATCTTTATTTCCAACTTTTTTGTGTAAACCCTCATAGAAAGTATTGAAATCTTTGTATAAATTTTCCAGTTCTTCACTATCTATGTCGCTATCTTCAGCTTTTATAAACTCATTTAAAATATCTTTGATTTCATTGTCTACATCTTGTGTTGATTTAGATTGATCATTTATTTTTGAGTTTTTAAATCCTAGTAATAATAAAAACAATGTTCTAGTAGTCGGGAATTTCCTTTTATTATTTTCAAGTTTACTAATATAAGCATTTGATACTCCAGATAGTTTTGAGAGATTATTTACGGAAATATTTTCTTGCAATCTAATATCTTTTAATAACTTTGAAAATTTCATTCTATCACCTCTAATCTATAATAAAACATATTGTACTTCGATACAAATAAAAATCAGTGATAACAATTCAATAAAAATTGTTGACAACAATACTTGAGAAGTGTTAACTTAATATTGTACTTTTAACTGTACATAGTTAATAATAACAAAAGAGGTGATAATATGAATAATAATTTAAGTTTATTAATGGGCAAACATCGAATAACAGCATCTAAGTTGAGTGCAGAAACTGGCATTTCTAGAACTTCGATACATGGCTTGTATCATGAACGTACTGAGAATCCAGATACAAGAACCGTGATGAAGTTATGTGAATACTTCAATGTTACACCAAACGATTTTTTTGGAATCAATGAAAAAGAGGAGGTCAAATAAATGCCTAGAACAAAGTTACAAGATTTACCAACAAAAGAAAATACGATCACTGAACCAAAGCAAGTAGTGGTAAAGCCTATGTTTGCTAAACCCAATACGCTAGCTAGTATCTTCGGGATTTCGTACAGTTCAGTAAACCGTATATTAAAAGAATGGGAAAAAGATTCTAAAGGTGTTGATGATTTGTATTATTCGTTGTCTTCAACAATGACGGTTATCAGTATTTCACGATTTGAAGAGTACATGAAACAACGTCATAAAGATTGGATGTAGAAAGGAGTGGAGAATATGAAGTTACATTTTCTATATATTGGGATTATTATTTTAATGACTTTGTCAGTTGCTTTAATATTTGATGTTTTTATAGCCTTTGCAATTTTTATTTTAGCGTCGGCATATGGAATTAAATTATTGGAGGTTGAATAAAATGAAAAACAAACAAAACTTAAATAAAAATATTAAATTCAGAGAGGAAAATGAACAAATGAATAAATTAACTAGAGAAGATTACAAGAATATGGAAAAGAAAATGAGAAACGACAAAATTTTTGAAGATAAGAAACATACTAATAAAATTTCTAAATTATTACAGAAACGCCATGATAGAGAAGCGTCAATTATTAAAAAACAATACCCACAATTAAGCAATAAAGAAATAGATAGAATCCTAGTCGATTATAGAGAATATCAAAATTTAATTTCAGCAACAGAAAACTTGATGGACTTCCCTATAAATTATGAAGATTCTAATATTCATAAATTCTTAACTAAAGACGATATTGAAGAATTAAAATTAGCTATTGAAGAAATGACAATTTTTGTTGAAAGTTTGGAGGACGTAGAATAATGAAACTATTTAAAAAGAAGTACGACCATAAAAAAGTAAATCGTGTGAAAGATATTGTGTTATATACGTCATATGCTTTCGAGGCTAAAACTTATGATGAAGCTATTGAGTTATTAAAAAATAATAATAAACAAAAAGCTATTGAACTTATGTATGAACGATTAGTTGAAGCACAAAAACAAGAATATGAAATGAAGTTGCAAATAGAAAAAGCGTCATCCGATGTAAGTTTGGCGACAGAATCAGATAACGCTGAGTAAGTGCAATTTGCAAATCAAAAGCACAGGAATAATATACCATTTCTGTGCTTATTCTTAAAACATAAAAACGAAAGGTTGATTAAATGGACGAAGTTTCTTTATATAAAAAACATTATGAATTTCATTCAAAATTAGATTACGTTGATACGCCTAATTTATCACCTATTAAAGAGATTAGTAAAAGAATAAATTTTGCGTCAATTTCAACAGAAAATCAATCAAATGAAAATAAAGGAAATGTCTATCACCGTAAAAAAGATGACTTTGCTGGTGATTATATTAATAATCTCACTTTAAATTATACCATAAAACCTAAAGAGGTTGGTGCAGTATATGGGACTATTTCAGTCAAAAAAACAATAGAAAATGGTGAGGAAAATAAACAAGCACATTTTAAGTATAGTAAAGATAATAACTATGCCAAATTCATAGTTGATCTAATTTCCGAAAAAGTTATTTACTCAAATGAATTAGATAGCTTTATTAAGTTAAAAAATAATCAGTATGAAATTATAGATAATACTAACTTTTCTTTAGAGTATTCAATAGATAAGAAATACTACATTAATGATTTTCTTGATGTCATGCTTGAAGTATACAGAAATCATTTAGATACAAATTATCAATATAATATCTACCCTTACGCTATTGCAGGTAATGATTGGATATATAATTGCAAAGAATTAGAATTTGTAGATAAAAAAATTACTAGTAACGATTACTATATCATTAAATATGATGTAGATAAGAAGAATATAAACACTAACCTAGCACAACAATTCTTTGACTTAGTAAGTGACAATGAACGCAGTAAGAATAATTTAATGTTGGTACATGCTTATACTATGTATCGAAAAATGAAACTTATTCAAGCTGAAAAATGGTTCTTAATCAAAGATTTCGGCCGATCTGGTAAAGGTTTATTTATGGAAACATTTGAGAAACTTCTAAATGTAAACAAGGTTAATTTTGATAGCTTATTATCATTTGGCTTTGAGGCTGCAAATGAATGGCTTAACTTTTATGGTGCAGATATTGCTCATGCAAATGAAACAGGCGAAATTAATAAAGGCATGATGAGAATATTACGCAAAATAGCTACTGGTGAAAATATTTCAGGGCGTGTCATACAACGAAATAACGTTAAATTTAAAAATAATGCAGTGTTAATTTTAGATACTAATGAAAGTGTTGATACTGGTGAAATTACAGCAAATAGAACACGTACAGTTAAGATTGCATTTAAAGATAGACCGGAAAACGAAACTGATGAAGAACGTTATAAAGTATTTAAACCATTTTGGGACTTTGTTAAGCCTAACGGGAAAAACTCAGTTAATGCTGCAGTATCATTTTTAATATTAAGTCTTGAGTATCTTAAACAAATAGGCAGAGAATTTAAGTTCAATAACGTAACACTTAAAAATTATTACAACGAAGATGAATTGACCGACACTCAAATATTAATACTAGAAACGTTATCTAAACAGGACTTCATTTTTTCAGGTGATGAGATACTACAAAAAACTATTGAAGAAGATTATAAAAATCTGAAATATAAAAAAGCAAAAGAAGATATGAAAAAAATAGGTGTAGCTATCAATAAGCAAAAATGGATAGAGGGACAAAATACTAAAGTTCATATTGTAGAAAATAAAGAGCTATTCAAAATGGCTTTAGATTTAATTGAAACTTAAGTTAGTTTAACTCTTACTAACCTTTGTACTAACTTTGAAATTACTTTAATAACAGGCACTAACCTTTATAACTTAAATATTCTTTAGCATATTTTATATATAAATAAATAGATGTATGTATAGGGAAAAGAATGAGTTTAAAGGGTTAGTGTTCTATTGGAGGTATTCTCATGAAAATGTACAATGCAGCAAAGTATCTTCTTAGTAAAGATGTGCAAGTTGTACCCTTAAACGATAATAAAAAGCCAACAGTATCATTTAAGAATGTAACTATTGATGATGATTTTATAGATAACAATTTTTTAGCATATGCAAAGACAAATGTATTAGGTGTCCTTACTCGTGGTTTATGGTGTATCGACATAGATATTAATCACGTAAATGGTGAAAGTGGCTTTGATAGTTTGAAAGATATTCCTTACTATGATGAGTTTGTTACTAATGCACAAAATACGCTAGTTCAGACAACAGCAAGTGGAGGAAAGCATGTAATATTTAAAAAACGTGATGGCGTTGAGTACGCTCAAAAAATAGGATATTTACCATCAGTAGACATTAAGGCACATGATAATAACTATTTTGTACTAGCTGGAAGTAAAACAGCTAAAGGACTATACACGAGTAATAAGAAATCAGTAATCGCTTATGTTGGAGAATTTGAAGGTCGTATATTTTCAAAACGTGGAAACTATCTGCAACAGACTATGGAAAAGTTCTCAGTAAAAAGTGTGTTGCCTAATCACAATTTTAATCATTTACAACATACTGGCAAAGGTGGACTAGGTAAAGAGGCATACAATCGTGTAATTAATGGTGAAAGCATAGAACGTAATAATGATGTATATAAAGCTATTAGTTACGCATTACAATGTAACGTTGATATAGAGCCTCTAAAGGTGATTATTGGTGATGTTAAAGCAACTGGTGATGTATATACACTAGATGAATGGGAGAAGTCGTATAACAGTGCTAGAAACTCATTACGAATTTAATATAGATGACGAATTAAGAAAACTAGGTTTATTAGTTGGAATATCCGAAGAAATATATTATTGCTCAATTAGTCGCATATCAACATTGTATCTTGAAAACTTTGGGACTAAGTGGGTAGCATGGCGTGAAACTTACGATTTACAGAATAATAAAAGAGTATCGTATAGAACAATAGCAGATGGCAGTTTTGAATTAGTAGCTGCAAGAACTAAAAACTATCTAAACTACATTAAAAGAAAGCGGGGAATAAAATGAACGTTGAAATTATAGCAAATGAATTTGAAACTAGAGCATCGACATTATTAAGATATTTTACTGGACTATGTGAAAGTAGTTATAAAGTACCTTTTGCATTTAAGATTTATAACGATCCGTTTAATGTTGTGTATCTAGTAAGTAAAGGGAAGATGTACGCTCATGTATTGATAAAAGATTGTGAAGTGAGAAAAACTTTTGAGATTGCGTCAGAAAAGCATACTGAGAAACTAATAGAGAGCATTGAGGGGCATTATGCAGGTTATGAAATACCAGATGGTACACATGACACTATAAGCGATATGATGGCTAGTTTCATGTTTGATAATGATTATTTCATGTATGGCATAGAAATATTTGCAGAAAGTAACAATAGCGATATGTTCGATTATATGAGTAAAGATTTCAATATAGATGAACTTGAAGGCGTTCAATCTAGTAATGCAGATGTTATAGGTAATATGGAGGCGTTGTATCAGTTAGCTACTGGAATTAATGAACCAGCACCAGAATTAGTAGAGGGGCTTAAAATCATTACTGAGTTTATCCAGAATGAGAAGGCTAATGAAGTTGATAGTAAAGCATTGATTAAGCGACTGAATGAATTGAAACAGTCTTATTATGATGGAGTAAAAGCATAAAATTTATAGGTCATGCACTTTAGTAGGTGCATGACTTTTTTAAATCGTAATCGTTAAGTTTTGTTAATGTTTTTATCATTAATTTAAGCCAAACAGGAACGTTAGTTCTGTTGTTGGAAGTCTATGAATCAGTGTAAAAAAGCCTTGTAACGCTTTATAATGAACTATATAGAGATTGTTAAGAAGTTATTTAAATCTTATAAAAATAGAACATTTGTTTGTTATTTAGGTGTAAATTTAGTATAATAGTGTTAGGAAGTAAATGACTTCTATATATCGGACAAAAATAAGGATTGAATATTTGTGGTTTTAGTTATTGTCTATATAGTGCCTCCTCATTAAAGATGAAAAGAGGAATAATTTATGACAATTACAATTGAAAAAGAATTAACGAGCGATCACATTAAGGTATTAAATGTGTTACGCAATACTAAGCAAGAGATTATTACGAAACAAAGTATTTTTAACCAATTAAACATAGAATTTAATAAAAACAACGATAGATGGTTAAGAAACACAATCCATAGCTTAGTTGTTGATTATGATTATCCAATCGGATACAGCTATAAAAAGGACTCAAAAGGCTATTTTATGGTTAAATCTGATGAACAAAAAGAATTAGCTTTAAGAAGTATCAAGCGTCATATTGAGGGTAGTATGAAGCGATATGAGGCATTAAAGAAAATGGATATTTAAGGTGATGTAGTGGGTACTACTATTGAAATGTTTCAAGAACAAGTAAGCGATTATGAATTATTCACTAGATTTAATACTTGCTATATACAAGAACGAATAGCACTCATGGAAAGGAATATTGAAGATATGTATGATCGCACTACACCTAGTTTATGTAGTGATACTGTATTAGAAAGTATTTACTATGAGAGCTATTCCGTTGAAAATCTAGCAATCGCTATATTAGAGGAACGTCAAAAATTGGAACGGTATAAGAGGAAAAGCCAAAGAGATTTAAACGCTTTTTATACTGTTCTAGGACGTTTTTCAAAGCTAGAACAGAAATATATTAAAGATTATATTTATGCACGCTTAGAATCTCATATAAACGTGATAGAGCGATTTAAAATTGAATTGCATAAATGTATTCAAACAAATAGGAATGAACGTAATAAGGCTATAGAGAGCGATTATTCATACATTAGTAGCAAGCGTCAAAAGGATCAGAGTTATCCTCATAAGTTAACGCTAAACCAAGAGCAAGCACTGAGAGAAAAGAAATCTGGTGCTACAGAAAAAGAAATGAATAATGATGAGTTTGTAGAGAAATTGAATCAATTAGATAAGAAAGCATTTAAGGAATTCATCTATAACAGAAATGAAAATAATATCGACTTTGAGAAAGTTTTAATATTGCTACAAACTATCCCGAAAAGATTAACAGATAGAGAAATCAAAAAGCCATACAACTACATAAGAGAAATAGGCTTAAAAACTAACTGAAATGAGGTATATATGTGAAAACTGCTAAACACTTTGATGAATACAATGAATATGTATCAGGTCAAAGAGAAAATATTAATAAACTTGAAGATGAGCGTCAAGAGTTATCACAACGAATTAAAGAAGATAAAGAGAAATATAAAGATTTAATTGCCAGCTCAAAAGATGATGAGGCTGATGCACTATATTCAACATTCGATAAGAATGAGCAGAAGCTCAAAGCATTACAGAAGCGCCTAGAGACAAAGCAAGAAGTATTTGACGATGCAAGACGTAAAAAAGCTATTGAGATTCTCAAGCATCAGGGAGAGCTTCCTCGCTTGTACCAAGAGGACAAAGAACGTATATTATCTAAATTTGTGCCAATTATTAAAGAATATAACAAAGTGATAGAAGAAATCGAAGCGTTAAACAATGAATATGAAGATGAGTTTTACAGATATGTAAAACTATATGATTTGGAAGATTTTGAAGAAGATAATGAAGCAAGAGACGAAATAAAAAATTACTTTAGTCCAAACCAATACAGTAACTATGTCGGTGCTGATAAGTTACCATTCATTGATACAAGAAATAAATTGAGAAATAGAGGTGCTAAATAATGGCTAGAAAATACAATTTAGATAAAGTTTATAATTATATTATGACTGAAACAACACTTTCTGGAGAGGAATGCAGTGATCTACTAGATGTTGTAGAAGAACAATTTTCTCAAAATATCCAAGCGCAACGTAAAGATGAGTTAGCTCAACAATCAAAGGCTAGTAAAAGATTTTCAGATTTAGCTAAAGCAAATCGAATTATTAAAGATAAGTAAATTTTTCCTTTTAATAATTATTGAAAAGGAGGTAAAACATGAGCAAATTAAATCCCAGACAAGAGAAGTTTGTGGCTGAGTATTTAAAGACGTTGAATATGACACAAAGTGCAATTAAAGCTGGCTATAGTCCTCATACTGCAAGTGAACAGGGAAGTAGGCTGCTAAAGAATAAGAAAGTAGCTAAGTATATTGATGAGCAACGTAAGAGAATTATTGACGAAGGCGTATTATCAGCGAATGAGCTATTGCATATTCTTAGTAATGCAGCAGTAGGTGATGAGAGCGAAGTAAGAGAGGTCGTCGTTAAACGTGGGGAGTTTCAACGCAACCCCGATACTGATAGATTGAACCTCGTATATAATGAACACGTAGAAATGGTTGAAGTCCCAATAAAGCCTAGCGATAGATTACGTGCTAGAGATATGCTTGGCAAGTATCATAAACTGTTTACTGAGAAAAAAGAGTTCACTGGTGATACTCCAGTAATCATTAATGTTGGTGAATGGAACGAAGAAGATGAAGAAACCCAAAAGCAAATAGATGATATTTCAAATCAATATCCGGATAGACCAATATTCATAGATAATGTACCAGAAGAGGATTAAGCTATAAAAGATGAGCAAGTAAAAATAGATGTTGATCGCATGATAGATAAAGCACTAACCTACAAAGGCAAACATATTGTTACGATTTGTGACTTAATGACTGATGATGAAGTAGAAATATTTTGTCACATGAATGAATCTGAAAAAACAAGTGTTCACTTGCCGTTTAATATAAGATTAGTTAGAAGAAATGTAGATAGAATCATAGTGCCTTCTATCAGATTAGGAGACGATAGAATACTCATTAATCCTTGTGAAAATGATAAGCCATATTAAATAGTGAGAATTAATGTATATTAAATTATTGTAAAAAAGACGTGAAAACTTTTTAAAAATCAATTCGATATCATAGACAATCAAGAAAGAGTGATTAATAATTTAGTTGTAGGGAAGATAATTATTCCCATATGATCTTCTCTATAATCTAATCATCTTCATGATTGTCATTATTACTTCGCTAATCTTGGGTATATAGTATTACGTTTAGTCAAAAGTTTTAAATGACGCTGTTTAATCCAAATAATTAGAGGTGAAAACTATGAGCGATTTTGTACAATTCGCTGAAAAAGTAGTTAACTTTCTACGTAGCATCTTAGTTAATGGCGAACCAAATAACTAAGTGGAAAAGGCCACTCCTTAGTTGGAGTGGTTTTTTATGTATAAGTATTTAACTTTAAGATAATTTAATTTTTACAACCAATTTAATAAACGATAAAAATTTTTAAAACACAATACAAATCGCTAGACAATTCTTTTTGATAGATTAACAATGAGATTGTAGGAATTGTTTTCCTCATATATTTTTCACATAGGTTCTTCAAAACTCACTAACAAATTTTATAGTTTGTGCTACACCAATTAAGGTGTAGCTTTTTGTTATTGCGATATATGTAGTATTTGATAAACTTGAATTTTCTTGTCAATATTTTTTGGAACTTCATTTACAAAAGAATATTTTACGGCTTTCCACTTATCAGGGTTATATATTATTGACTG